GAAGGTTTAAATTTTTCTTTTTCTGTATATCTATTTGCTTCATAACTTTTTGGATGAACACTTCTGCTCATTACTCCATATCGAAGAGCATCATACGCATGGTCTTCTGCATGTGTATCCACATCTTCTGGATTGTTTCTATCTATTGGTAACATTGGTAATGTTCTAATTAAATTAATACAATTAGAAAATATTTTTAATTTTGGCTGTCCAGTGTTTTCATCTTTTGATAGTAACTTATGTAATTCTAGTTTACCTGCTACTCTGCTTCGTGGTGACCTATCTGATGGTCTCCATTTACAACCTTCTCTAATCATTGTTTCTGCAATACTAGGGCCAGCATCCCCTCGTCTTGACCAAGTAGAAGAGTCCAAGATTCCGTATCTAATATATTCACCTTCTTCTCGTTCAAGTACTTGCTTTGCAAAAATGTCTGCTGTAACTCGTTTGGTGTAATACTCTCTGTATACCCAGAAATTGTTATCGAAGTCCATTGCCAACCAGAGAACGCAAGCCGCAGATGAATACCCCCAGTCGCACGTTCTAAATCTGAGCCAACTGCGGGGAATGTTAAAAGGCTCCACAACATGAGTGGGAATACTAAATTCTGGAAAAGCCGAGTTTTCAAATGCACCCCAATCTCCTTCTAAAAATTGTTTACGTTGTACTTCTGGTAAAGATGATAACATAATTAGATAATCATCTGTCTGCATTAGATAGGGATTATCTTGTAACTTTGCAGGTATAAATCTTCTTGTTATAGATTTATTTCCTACTATTGTACTTATGTTTACATCAAAAGCAGAATTTGGTTCTGCAGGGTCAACAAACATTTCTTTAACCCATTGTGAGCCAACGTTACCTGGATTGCCTGTAGCTCTCATAAACACAGGTATATCTGGGTCTACACTTCTTAGGGAGGAACGTAAGAAATTGTAAATCTCTGGAGTAGGATACTGAGGTAACTCATCTATTCACCAGGATATGCTTGACCATATAAACGTTGAGAATGATTAATCATATCTCTAAGTTCTGGCATTGAACGTCTAATTAACAACGCTCTATGACTTCCTTTATCACAATAACGAAGTGGGTCTATCAACATTGCGTATGATTTACCACCACCTCTTGCACCACCATAAAAGACTTCTCTTTCTGATGCCGCTAAAAACTCTGTCTGGGGCCCTTCGTTTGGTTGAAAAATAATATTATCTTCAACATGTTCCTGTACATTTGGCGGAAGTTGTTCTACTTCATCCTTTGTTAAGACTGCAGAATCTTTTCCTTTTAGTGCATTGTCCGTTTTTAATATCTGTTCTTTTTTCTTTTTAGCATAATGTAAATCTACTGAGGCTTTTTGTATTTTTTTTTCTTGAGTTTTTAAAACTCGTTTAGCTGATGCCCTAGCTTTACTTTCTATGCTGAGAACTCTTGGAGCTTGTTGGACTCCTCGTTTTCTTCCAAGATTTTTTCTTGGTTTAGGTGGTTCAATGTCTGCCATCTGTTATTAACTATTTTTCTTAATCCTGTATGTGTTATAGGTCTTTCTGTTTTTTGAGTTAACCATCTTGCAACCTCACGATAAGAACAATTATTTAAATATTCTTTTGCTTCTTTTAATGCGTCTAGTTCTAATTGCACTGGCTCAATATAATCTGGGTCATCAGATTCTTTATAGCCAAATGGTATTACTCTTGCTTTCCTTTTAATTCGCTGCATCTTTTGGTGGTAATATAAATATACCATGAGCAACTTGTGCGTTAATATCTATCTTGTCTTTTTTAACAAGACCAACACGGTCAAGTATTTGTTTTGCCGCTTCCATTCTAATATTAACACCAGGAGTTTTACCATCTTCATCTAGTGCATCTACTAAACCTTTTACTGCTTTTGCAGAATTAAGTGCTAGAGAATACTCTGCTCTTTCTAGTATTTCATCTTTTAATGCTTTAACAACTTTAGGATAAGAGCTAGGTGCGTAACCTGCAATCTCTCCTGCTTTTTTTGGATTACCTAGTGCTTCTCCAAACAATGCATTAATAAAACTTTGTTGCTGTTCTGTTAATTCTTTTACTTCTTTTTTAGTTGGTAACATTTATAACCATTGCCTTTTTTGTTTTTTCTTTTCTCTTTTTTCTTTTGCCCAATCTGGGGTTTTAGTCATACCTAATTTTTCTTTTAAGTCTCGTTCTTTATATCCCTCTTCTGCTGATTTGAGTATCTGTTCTCTGGCTTTATCTTCTCTTCCACCCACATCTGATATAAGAGATAAATGAGGAGCAGATATAACTCTTCTAACATTAGGAGCTTTACACGGATAATCTCTTTTACTGATAGGTAAAAGTTTTTCAAAACGTTTTCCAGTTCTTGTATCTTCATATTCGTATATCGGCATTAATTTTCTTTTATAATTTTAAAATATTTTTCTTGATAGTCGTTTAATTCTACTAAGTTATTTATTTTATTATCCTCTTTACATAATTGTACATACATATTTTTATCTGTCAACCATTTTCTTCCAGTCCAAAATTCAAAACCATCATATTTAGCTTTGTAAGAACTTGCTTCTTCATATGCGTAAGACAAATAATATTTATCTATGTTGTTATCTATACACCATTTTATTTCAAACAATGTTGCGTATGTTCCTAAACCTAGCTTTTCATTTTCATAGTTCCAAGCAAACTGTCCTGTTATAAGGTGTTTGTCAAGAATCATTAACTCTGTAAAAGCTACTGGTTTACCTTTATAATTATAAACAAAGTATTTCCAGTCTAATGGGTCATCTCGCATAAACTCTTCACTTTCTACTTCATTATTTTTTTCGTAGAATTTTTTATGCCTAATATATTTTTTGTATATATCAGCTAAGATATCTTTATCTGGATTACCTGCTATATCTACAGTTATGTCTTTTTTATTTAATGTATACTTTTGTTTTTTACTAAAAGTAAATTTAGATAAATCTAATCTACAGCTTCTAGCATTAATCCAAGTTAACTTATCTAGTTTAGTATAATACCAAGATAAAGGTATCCAACCATTGTTGAGAGCATAGTCGTACTCGTTTGGTTCAAACTCTCCTAGTATTAACGAATATATTAAATCGTAGTTAGTAAGTTTACCTGCTATATGGTCAAAATAAATTTTCACTAAGAACGTTCAAACTGAGTCATATATGAGTCATCAGTTTTAGTGTCCTCTTCTCTAGTATTTTCTACTGTGTAAAAATTTTGGTCTATTTTATATCCTGGATTTTCTACTAGTCTTTCTTCCATAAATGCATCATCATACCAAATAGTTCTATTATTTGGATACGCAAAAAAATTACCATCATCCATTCTAAACATGTGTGCACATTTGTGTTCTGGGTCTTCACTAAAATTTGTATCTAAGATACCAGATTTATTTTCCCATGCCCAGTCTATTGTAAACATATAAGTGCCTTTTCTTTTAACACCTTTATAATCTACAAGTTCTGCTCTGCAGTTTGCTAATCTATTTCTTCTGTTTACATCAACATAAGGTGAGAAGCAATCCCAATACATATGTATATTTAAATTATGTTTAGGTGCATCTTTCTTCCAACAAAACGCATGTATTGGTCTTCTTGTCCAATTAACACCATTAGGTAATAAGCATTCAAATAATAAAGCTCTTCTTTCTAAACTGTTTACTGTATGCACATCTGCAAATGTAAAATCTCCATGGCCTTTTTCATGGTCATACAAATATTCATTTCTAATGTATGCACTAAAAGGTGGTAGATTATGATTTAAATATGCCACTTAAGTTTTTTTATGTCTCTTTGCAAAGTTTCTAGCGGATTCTTCATTGCGAAATCCCCATTTGCGGAGGGCTAGTGCCTTCCTCGTTGGGCGACCTTTCTCATCTTTCATTGGCCCTTTCATTCCTGCAAATCTAGCAGCGAAAGAAATTCTTCGTGGATTAACTCCCTTTTTTACTGGGGGCTTTAAGTTAGCACCTTCTTTTTTTTTAAAGTACTTTCTGCCTGCTGCAGTTAATCCTCCTGTTGGGCTTTTATGCTCTTTTCTCATTATGAAAATTTCCTGTATTTAGCTGTTTTCTTTGCTATTTTTTTTGGTTGTTTTGAAACTTGTTTTCCTGCTTTCTTAGCTTTTCTTTTAGCTTTAGTACTAGCCGCATACTCAGAAGAAGAAAGAGCTTTAATAGCTTTCTCTGGTAAATACCTTTCACCAGTTTCAGAGCTTTTCTTACCACTCTTGGTTCTCCATTTTTGTTTACCCCAAGCCTTAAGACTTCTTTGACTTTTTGCCAGTGCCATGTCTTTTCTTTAAACTAGCTTTGGCTCTTTTAGCCAATCTTGATTGTTGAGGTTTGCCGCCATACTTTGCTCTCTGCTCTAATACAGTTAAGATTTGAACTTTGCGAGCATATGGTTTTTTAACTCGTTTAACTTTAGCAATGCTTTTTTTAGCATCGCCCACAGTTGCATACTTAATTTTAACAGTGTCTCTTGGATTTTCATCTGTATATAGTCTCCTTCCACTACCCTTTGGTTTTTTGCCTGTTCCTACTTTCGGGTCTGCCATTGGTTAGCCTCTGCAACCACCACAGTTTCCTCCACAATATTCACACATTATACTTTTACTCTTTTCTTTATAGTTGGTTTTTTTGTTTTCTTGCTGTTTTTCTTTTTAATAACGCCTTTTGCTATTAAGATATCTTTTTTTGTTATTTTGCCATCCCCAGACATATCTGGAAACTTTTTCTTTTTCTTCATTACTGTTTTCATTACTTATATCCTCCCCCTGCTTTTTTATAAGCTTTTGCCATTGCTTGGGCTTTTCTGGCACTCCACTTGCCCGCAGCAGTTCCGTGTGAAGCCTGTGCTTTAATACGATTAAAAATCTTTTTACGCATACCAGGTTTAGTATAGTTACCTGCTTTGTTTACAGTTGACTTACTTTTTTTTGCCTTTGCCATTACCAGTCATACGTTTAATAGTTTTAGCTTGTCCTGCATGCATTTTAGATGCACCAACTAGTTGCTTTGATATTTTTTTTAATTTACTTTTAGTTTGTTTTTTCATTATTTTTTCGTAGCCCTATTAGTTTTTTTGTTATATTTAAAAGATGCCGCAGGTTTTCCAGATGCTTTAGATGCTCTATCTTTAGCTCTTTGTCCTGGTGTCATCTTACCTCTAACTTTGCCTTTTGTTGTTGCCTTATTGCTGCCTTTTTTTAAATTACCAGACTTTTGCAATTGACTAGTAGCAATAGCATAAGAAGAACTTTTATTAAAACCTTTATCTCTTAACTGTTTTACCAGTCTATCTAAAATTTTAGGCATTACTTTTTCTTTACAGTCTGCTTTGCCCTTTTAAACTGTGCTGCAGTAGGTGCACCTTTTGCACCTTTCTTTCTCATAGCTTCGCCACGTTTCCGTTTAGCGTGTATGTTTGCGTATAATCCTTTTCTTGCCATTATGAACTCTTAAATTTTTTGGAGGCAGACTTAGTCCTCGGGAAGGAACGATTTTTGCTTGCTGATTTTACTTGTAAATTACCACGCTTATTATTCATGGCATTGCCATCTTTATGGTGAACGTCTTTACCGTCACCTTTTTTTACTAAGCCTGCCTTTTTTGCCATGCGTCTAGCTTTATTACGCATAGCCCTCTTCTTTTTACGAAGAGGTGACTCTGTATTTGCCTCTTGTTTATAGTTTCTCTTATAATTTGGAGAACTAGGCATAGATTGACTTAGACTTTTTAGCCTTTTTATCGGCTCTCATCTTCATCATAGTAGATTTGGCTTTAGGTGTAGTACCTTTACCCATTTTTTTCTTCATTCCCATCATTTTCTTTGCAGGTTTCTTACCCATTTTTCCGTACATATGTAGTTTCCTCCCTAAATAATATTTTTTATTAGTTTTTCCACAAATTTATAGTCATTTATCTGGCTATTTCTAAATTTATGAAATTTTTTAAACGTTTTTTGCAGATTTTCTTTGTGTTTTTGCCTATCTGCACTGGTTGTAGCACTGTAATATTCTTGACTTTGTTTAATTATATCGTCTTTTAGGCTGAACAGCTTATGCATTCTTCTTCTTCGACAGTTACTGGTGCTTTTTTGAGCCTTTCGTTCTCTGCACGAAGTTGAATCCTATCGTCATACGCCTTTTCTAACTTATTATAAAGATAATCTACGTCTTTTTGTAAGTGTTTTACTGTTTCTGTTAATTCTGTAATCATTTCTGTTGTTGTCATTTTGTTCTCCGTGGTTTTGAGTATAGAAAACCAATAGAGAAACTGTCCTCCATTGGCGTATAACTTGTGGAACTCGTGTTTGTGTCGTGGTGAGTTCCCCTCCCACCAATGGAAAGTGTATTTTTTATGGCGTATAGCCTTAATGGTTATTAAAGCGTGTGTGCTATGTTGCCAAATAAAAAATACATGTGGACTATTATAGCGTTTGAGGCATTTCTGTCAAGTAATAATTAAAGAAAAAGAAAAGTTTTTTATTGACAATTCTAATATTAACTGTATAATGAATTATCCCCCTAAAGGGAGCCCCTACGTAATAATGAAACTTACCCCTTAAGGTGTCGCTAAAGTAGTTTACAGTTGATTCTGGTATTTTTAGCATAACTACGTGTATACATATGGGAGTACCCCCCATGCCCCCTGTGTAGCCCTAGCAAGCTAGGACTCTTTCATATGTAGTCAACCAAGGTTGCCTTATTATATTGTAGTGTTCCACTACTGTCACACATAAAAATTTAAAGTCAAGCATATTTGCCCTTTGTAGTTTCCTTGTAAATGTCCATGAGGTAAAGCATAAATTTGTACCTATTAACCTCATGGAACTATTGAGAAATAATAATTAAATTATTTGGAAACTACTAAAACAATTTGAGAATGTACCCGTCTTAATTAGTATGAAAAATATAAAAGTATCTAAAGCAGATATTGAGCATTTAAACCAATTTGTATATAAAGATATTCTTGGAGAAGTTTCAAATCATTTTGAGAAATTGCCTTTGAAATCTAAAATACTATTCATTAAATTGCTTAAATCTAAAGTATCTTACAAGGCTTTAAAACCTTTGTTAGATGATTTAAATAATATTAAATAATTACTAACGGCGTTATTTGGGTTTATCGAGTAACGCCGTTACTCAAATATATTTTATAATTATTTTATAAATTGTCATAGTTTTGACATAATGTTTTTTTAATGATATATTTATAATAATTAGCAATTAAGCTTTTTATTAAACACAAGGAAACTTATGACTAATAAAAATAAAGTAGTATTAACAAATCCTGTTCAAGATGAATTGGCAGATTTTGTTAAAAAATTAAAAAGTTCTTCAAAGTCAGAAGAAACACGACAAAAAACAACTTTGGCAGAATTGAGGGACTTGCTTGTTAAGTTTATGGAACAAGATAAAACCGAATTAGCCCAAGATGGTTGGACTAGTAAGATTTTACGAAATAAAGTTTATCAACTAGCAGAATATGAAAGCTCAAAAAAAGATAAATATGGGCAATCAATGGCTATTAAATCATTTGAAACTAAAGTAGGCAGGGCAGTAAAAGACGCAGTATTACTATTTTATGCAGTTAACCCAACTACTGAAGAAAAAAACGATACTGAAAAAGGGTATCAATTAAATGACAATGGGGAAATGTGTTTGCCCTATTCAACTCTTAAACCAGAAATAAGCGACCCAGATTTAAAAGGGCAAAAAGTACCTAATGATAATAATACTTTAGTCGCAGTTATTGGTGAATTAAGAGAAAGTCATTTTGCTCAAATATTCCCAGATGGAACAAGACAAAATTCTAAAGGGCAAGGCAAAACAGACTTTGAAAAAGTAGTCATTGAATTAAATCAATATTTAATCAAGTTAAACAATGAAGAAATAATTGATTTACTAGGGCATGATACAAAATCAGATTTTGCAAAACATCTTGAAACTTTAGAAAATACTATTGGAAAAGTGTTTGAGAAAAATTCGGGTTTAGCTTTAACAAGCCATGGAAATGTTGTTGATACAACTGTAAAAGTAGCCAACAAAAAATAATTAAATAATAATAATATAAACCACTCTTTTTTAAGGGTGGTTTTTTTCGTCTAAAAATTTTTGTGACCGTATTTATAGAGACCGTAGGACTACTTACCGTAGTTAAGATTACCGTAGTATGACAGTAGTATGGCTGACCGTAGACAACGAAAGGAAAAGCTATAGGAAGTATAATTGACATAACAAAAGAAAAATAGTATTATTAATAATAATTAAATGAAAGGAATTAATTATGAATAATTTATGGCTAGGTTGGGCATTTATTAATATTACTGATAAAGGAGAAGTTCCTTGTAATATTAGAAAAGTTGGAAAAAAAACTTCTATAGTAGAAATACCTAAACAGCCTACATCTCCATTATCCATTGACCATTTTGATACTCATGAAGTTCCAAATGATTGTTTAACAATGGATATTGATTTGACATAACGCTAAATCATTGATATTATTACATAATAAACAACGAGGTGACTATGAATATACTTGAATTAATACTCTGGGCGATATTGATTAATTGTGTATGGCTTGGTGGTGCAATACTAATTTTAGGAATACCAATATGAAAAATTTATTATTGACTATGGTGTGGCTGTACATAAAGTATGGCAAACACCCACGAACTAGAAAAAATTCTATAACTAGAATTAGAAAGGATTAGTATGGAACAAAAAGAAATAGATAGAATTTTATATGCAGACCAATTAACATTATTTGATTACTATTCATATAACAATGAGTTTATATATTGGCATGAGTGGGAACAATTAAGAATTGATAATGAAAAGAAATGGGGTAGATTATGACACTAGGGCAATACTTACAAATGGAAAAGTTAATACATGGTAGAGAGATACCTGCTGATATATTATATCAAATGACATCTGATAGACCAGATGAAAACTACCAACACTTTTCAGAATCAAAAGGTAGTTTGGTAAGTATCTTTGATATGAACTTACATCATTTTATTAGAGCCTACGCAAAAGTAAATAATCATGGGCAAAATGAAATGCATGAACAGTTATCAGAAATAAAAAAAATCTTGGAGGTCGCATGAGTTTTGCAGAGATAATAGTATTTGCTTGTTTAATAATGACAGCATTGTTTGGAATGGCTGTGTTTGCGAGTATAGGCATATGCTTGATGTATTAATATTTATAACAATAATTATTATAGGAACAATCATACTAGCATTATATAAATAAAAGTTTCTGTCCTCCTATGATAGAAAGAAAGAAGCCCAGATTTTCGCAGTTTTCTGGGCTTTTTTCATTTGACATAAACAATAAAAAATAGTATATTACATATGAAGCAAAATATAATGATAGAGGAAGTGGTCGTTAGTGTATCACTTCCTCAACTCATTGAAAGGTCAACATGAAAATTAATTTTGATAAACAAGATGGCAGTTGTAAAAATAATGTGTGGACATTTTATTTACCTGTCAATGCAAAAAAAGGTACATCTCTTGCACAAGAGAATGCCAATACAGAATACAAAGTCGAAGTTATATTTGATGATGTAGAAAAAACAAAAGTCAAACACATGTGGTTAGTAGACAAAAACAAGTTAGGATATTAATATGAAAAGAAGAAAAACAATTACAGAACGAGATATAAAAGACTATGATGATTTACAAGATTTAATAGGTGAATTGTATGAAGAATATGGGCATGAAGATTTTATGCTTGGTAATAGTGTGATTGATTTAGCAGATGATATTTTAGGAAAGATACATAAAGATTCAGATTACAGATACCTAAGATTGTTTAATAATCATGAGTTAGAGGTAGAAATACAAGGTTTTAAAGATGATATGGAACAGATTCATGAAACAAGAAAGGCTGTGGAGAATGCAAATGGATAAGAAAAGATTTAAAGAATTAGATGAAGAAATACAAAAGCTAGACTACATGATACCAGATGCTATGACTATGACTAAGTATGAGTTTATAGAAAAGTATACAAATGATAAGTATAGGACATTACAATTATTATTATATTGGAATGTTATTAATGATTGTTATGATATTAAAGAACAAGCTAAAGATATAGAAACTGAATGGGTTAAAGAATCTTATGGAGGTACTGACCCAGATTGACATACTTATATACTCCGTATATATTAGAGCCTCCCGAGTACGGGTTTTTACATTTTACACTATTATAGGAATTTGTCAATGGATTATTTTATTATTATTTTAGTTATGTTATTTATATTTTTATTACTAGCGTTGGGAAAGGATTAGTATGAAACTACAAGAAGCAAAAGACATCATGGTATCACTAGGCAGGGCAGGTAAAATGCCTTGCCCTACATACAATACACCTGCCAAACTATGTAAGACAGGCAGTAAGTTACGCAAAGTAAAAGGCACTACTTGTCATGGTTGTTATGCTATGAAAGGTAATTATCTTTTCCCTAGTGTGCAACAAGGATTACAGAAAAGGTTTAATGCTTTCAAACACCCACGCTTTGTCGAAGCTATGACTTTCATGGTCAATAGGTATTCAGCCAAGTCTGGATACTTTCGTTGGTTTGATAGTGGCGACATTGCCGATATGGCTATGCTAGAAAAGATTGTAATGGTTTGTAATGGTACACCTACAATCAATCATTGGCTACCAACAAGAGAAGTTAAGATTGTATCTGACTATCTCAAGATATACAAAGAGTTTCCAGATAATCTTTTGGTTAGAGTATCTAGCCCAATGATTGATGGAGAGCCGTTGAAGTTTGACTATACTTCAACAGTACATCACAACAAACAAGCTATTGGGCATGATTGTCCATCTAGGTTTCAAGACAATGAGTGTCGTGATTGCCGTGCTTGTTGGAACAGGGAGGTCAAAAATGTCAGCTATCACAAACACTAAAAGTTTTTTAAAAGAGTGGTATGAAATGTGGGAATATAATTGGTTGCAATCTTATGTTTCTAAATGGAATCCTATGGGTATCATATATGCTTACAGAGAAGTAAAAGAAGAAAGGAAAACAAATGACTGATTTAGTATGGGAACATTACGCAGAACAAAAGCGAGAAGAAATGCTTGATGAGATATATGAAAGTTTACCTAGAATACATGCAAACAGAGGCAACTTAGAATTAAAATCTGTTATAAACTATGTAGACGCAAACTATGATGATTGGGAAAGGTTTATGAATAAAGAAGATATAACAGAAATCATACAAGAATACATGGCTAATCTTACAAGTAAGTTCAACTAGTTTGACATAACGATTAGGCTAGTGTATTATATAAGAATATTAACCATTAACAGAAGGAAAACAAATGGCTAAAAAAACAACATTAAACCAAACTACGAGTAGACCTATATTGTATACATACGCTCAAGAGCAGATAGCTAAGACACCTAGCAAGTGGTCTGAGCCAAAACAAAAAGCAATTCAAGAGGTCAAGGATATTATTCCAGAAATCAAAAAGATTGTATCTAAAGTAGTTGGCAATGCTACACCTCAAGCAGACCTAGATGTATTATCAAGGTATGACGCAACAGAAGAAGAGTCATGCTTTTGGTTTACTGATAGAGACGATATGTCTAGTAATAATTACAATGCTAGGCGTGATGAGCGTTCTATCTATACAAACTTTGCTTGTAGTGGCTATGGTAATTATTATCACTATGGCTCATCAAAGCGTGAGATAGGTAGTTTATCAAGAGATGATTTGATTGCCATGTACTACGAAGATATGGTGGCTAATGGTATTGATGTAATCAAATACAAGTATGTTGATGACAACGAAAAAGATTACAATGGTAAACGTATGACTACATACTCACAAGAGATACGAGAGATAAAAGATAAGATAGACGCATATCAAAAAACGTTCTTTGAGGACAATGATATGGCTATGTCTTTTACTGTTCCAAAGAGTAGGCATTCATGTCATCAACGAGCAAGACTTGTTTCATCAGATGAGTTGGCTGTGTTTGAGACATACCTATCTGCACTAGAACGAGTTCGTCTCAAATGGCATAAGCATTACGAGGAGATGAAAGAAAAGTTTAAGGCGTACGCAGAACTTATTCGTTCCTCCAAAACACTTGAAGCAGTAGAAGAAATATGGTCTGAGGCTTCTAATGTACGACATAAGATTGTAGGCACAGGTACAGCTTTGGCTTTATCATCTATATCACAAAGTGTAATACAACAAGACATGTTGGCACGACAACAAAAAGATGAGCAAGAGCTTATGGATAAAGTTGCTGTTCTTATCACTAACAAAGATAAAGCAGAGGTGGCGTAATGTGGTCTCAAGAATTTGATACCAACACGCATGAGAACTATCAGTATCATTACAAGAATGCCGACCACCCAAAACATATCGACTTCACTATTGATGAAGTCGTTTATATGTCTCATGATGCAGGAACTGCAGGAACGCATTGGTCTCTTTCAATAGAAAAAGACATAGGAA